CGAATTGGTCGGAGCAGACCCATTGATCGAAACAGCTTGGCTTGTCCCTGCTGTACCAGCACCTACTATGTTTAGTGTGCCGATATCGGTGATACGGGCGCGTTCGGTAAGCGTACCGCCAGTTGACATTGTTAAAAACCGCAGTTCTCCACCACTACCGGAATTTGGACGCACTCCATCTATAGCATTAAAAACTGCGTCTGTTGTATGAAATTCAATCCTAGAACCAGAACCAGCCGTACTAGAGTCATTTGATAAGCGCATGGCAGTTACTACGTTCCCTGCGCTTGTGTTCACAACAGTTAATTTGGCCGCAGGCGCATTCGTCCCAATCCCAACATAATCCGCGCTAGCATCCGCAAAGATCAAGTTTGCGTCCGTATCTCCCTCTACACGGAAATCTACATTTGCCCCGTTTTCGTTGAATACAGCACCGCCGTTCGCAGTCAGGGCCGTAGAAATCGTAACCGCCCCGGTAGAGTCCGTCAGGACAATAGCAGCCGTACCATCCTTGGCCTTGATGTTCGTGACTTCGAGGTTGGTCAGGTCAAGCGTTGTGACGTTAACGGTTCCATTGAAGGTTGTGGTCGTTCCGTCGCTAGATCCAATCGTGATTGTCGTTGTAGAACCGCTTACTCCACCTGTACCGATGTTGATGGTCTTGGTGGTGGCGTTCTCCGTCGCACCTGAACCGATGTTTAGAGTATGAGCCTTGGTGGACTGGTCAAGAGTGATATTTCCAGTCTGAGCCGCACCACCTGCCGTCCAGGTTCCCGAGGTCTGGGAAGTGCCGAGCGCAATGTTCCCGGTTGCCGTCGAAAGCGTAAAGGCCGTGGACACTCCCACAGCACCAGTCGAATCGGTGATCGTGACCGCCACCGTACCGTCGTTGGCCTTGACGTTGGTCACCTGGACGTTCGTCGCCGTCACCAGCGGCGACAACACCGACGTTCCAAAGTAACCCGTGCGCGGGCGCGTCGCGCCGCTCGCACCGATGTCGAACGTGTTGTCGGTGAAGATCACATTGCTGTTCACCGTCCCAGGCACCGTGATCAGGTCGGCCGCAGCATCGCCCAAGGCCACCGCACCGTTCAAAGTCGTCGCACCGGACGCGGTCAGCGTCGTAAACGCCCCAGTGGACGCGGACGACGCACCCACCGTCGTCCCATCAATCGCCCCGCCGTTGATGTCCACGAAGTCGAACATCTGAATGACGTTCGTGCCGTCCACGTACAAGTGCGCCTTGCGGCCATTCGGGACAGTGATGCCCGTGCCACCAGAGGTCTTGACCGTGATGCTCTGCGAACCCGTCGTGTTGTTCTGGACGATGTACTGCTTCTGGATGGTAGGCACCACCAGCTCGCGCGTACCCGTCAAACTCACCGCCGACGTCACGTTCAACACCAGCGCCCGCGCCGCCTGAGCGGCGTTCGTGTCGGTGTACGTCAAAGTGAGGTTGGCATCCGAAGCAAAACTCGGATTGCCATAGCCTACGATGGCCTGCTCAAGCGCCGTTCCAAGGTTGGTGTTGGTGATCGTGCCCCACGTGCCGGAGTTTTCCCCGGTCGCCATGATCTCGATCTTTAGGTTCGTGGAGTAGGTGCTTGCCATGCTCGTTTCCTTTACGTTGTGATCTGCGTCCAGACCACCGTATTGCCGTCAACGACAGCTACCCAGCCCGGAGACTGTGCACTGCCAACATTCTGCCACCCAGGCGTCTGACTGTCATCCACCGCAGCCCACCCAGGCGTCTGTGAGTCGCTAACCCCTTGCCAGTTCGGCGTCTGATCATCATTGATCACGCTCCAAACCAACACCGGCGTCAAAAGCGCCGTGGCCGATACGCCCGTCACCAACACGTCCGCGTTCGCGGCTACCGTCACACTGCCCACGGACCCCGTGGCCTGCAAGCCTGTGACCGTGACGTTGCCCTGACCACTAATCGTGACCGTGCCCACGGCTCCAGTGGCAGCGACGCCCGTCACCAACACATCTGCATTGGCCGTCGTCGCAACCGACCCAACAAAGCCCGTCGCAGATACCCCAGTCACCAGCACATCTGCATTGGCCGCAACCGTGACGTTGCCCAACTGCATCGTGCCCACAACGCCCGTCACCAGCACGTTGGCGTCGCCCGTCACCGCAACGCTGCCCACGGCACCCGTGGCCGACACCCCAGTCACCAGCACGTCCGCGCCGGCCGTGATTGTTACCTGGCCGAGCTGCGTCGTGCCCTGAACGCCCGTCACCAGCACGTTGGCGTCAGCCGCAATCGTGACGCTGCCCACAGCGCCCGTGGCTTCTACCCCTGTCGGAAGAACATTGGCGTCGCCCGTCACCGCGACGGTGCCGACCGCCCCCGTGGCCGACACGCCAGTAACCGCTACGTTCGCGTCGCCTGTGACGGCGACCTGGCCCAGCAAGGCGCTCGCAGAGACGCCTACCAGGGTGACATTTGCATCACCCGTCGTTGCAACCGATCCGACCTCGCCCGTGCCAGTGGGAAGAGCCGCAAGGCTCTCGCCCCACGGATCGTCACCCCAGCCTACGCCGGAAGCATTCCACCCTTGGAACGCAACGGTTGCATCAGCCACCTACACTCCTTAGGCGATCCGAATGATCGCACTGGTCGAGTCGGCAGTGGGGAAGATGATCGTGAACGTGCCGTTGGTCGAGGTCTTCGCCCCGCCAAAGTCCAGAATACAGACCGACGGATCGCCCGCCGCCGAGTCGTTGTAGATCATCGCGCCGTAGGCCGTGATCGTCGCACTCGTAAACGACAGGTCCGCAAAGTCCGTGAAGGCAGTCGTCCCCGAGCTCGTGGGTGTCACGTTGGTCAACGCGCCACCGCCCGCCGAGTACGTGCCTGAGGCACTGACCTCGCCTGAGGCCGTGTACGCCGTGGTCGCAGCAGTAAACGACGGCGTGTTGTCGTAAAGCGCCAGCTTGAACGTGTTGCCAGTGCTGGTCGTGAAGTTGTGCACAGCCCTCATCAGCTCGACCTTGAAGCTGGTGCACATGAAATTGCCCGAGAACGCCATAGCTACTCTCCTAACAGATGGACCAGCTCAGGATGCCCTGCCTCATGAAGGCGCTGCGCAATCGTTGCTCGGTCTTGCTCAACAGCTTCCTTCAGATAGAAGGAAACCACGTGTTTCACGGCTTCCTTGAAAGCCCGCGCCTGCTCGCGCACCGCCGGATGCGACTGATCCCCGACATAAATGATTTTGTCGGCCGCGCGCTGCGCCAGTTCGTCCACAGACCACCCGCGCGCCTGCGTGGTGACAACCTGCACCCCACCTACCATCACGGGAGAAGATACGCTGATCATGGCCCAGGAGACTCCGACTTGACGGGAATACGAATCATGCCATCACGGTACTCGTCGCGGCGACGACGGCCCTGCTGCTCGATGCCCAGGCCCTGCAACGCTTCTTTGTACGCACCCTTGAAGTAGTTCAACATCTCACCAGGGCCCTTGGTGTAGCTGTACGCCTGGATCAAACACGCATACAAAAGCGCTTCCGGCGCGTTCGTGCTCACCCAGGTCGTCGGATTTGTCGAAGACAACTGCGGCGGCCGGTAGATGTAGCCAAGCTCGGCCGTGTAGCCAGAATTGGGCGTCGGCGCAACGTAGAACGTGTTCTGATCCCACACCGAGTAGTACTTCGGCACGCCCGTGGCCGAGCCATCGGGCCAGTACTCTTTCATGAACGACGTGTCGCGGAAATCCAAAAACACTTGGTCCCCGCTGACCGTGATCATCAAGTACCGATGCGTCAGGATGTCGGTGGGCGCGGTCAAAAACTTGTTGCCCTGCGTCAGATTCCCCGAGACTTCTTGCTTGAACACGTCCAAATCGATCTCGCGAAGAATCTGGTTCTCCGCCATCGTGATGAACGTGTTGATCACCGAGTTCGTGAAGACGTTGCTCCCCACTTCGGTGTAGTTGCGAATGTTGGTGACCAGCTCATCGTAGGTCATGACGTGCTCACTGTGACAGACCCAACGGAACCCAAGGCAATGAGCGCTTGGCCTTGCACATAAGGCCGCATGTCGTTGGTGCCGCGCGCACTGCCAAAGCTCTGAAACGCTGTAAAGCCTGGCGCACCCACGAACACGGACACCGGCTCGATACGATCGGGCCGAGGATCACGCAACGCGATCGCATCCCCGCGATAACGAAGCGGCTCGAGCTGCGGCTCCTTGGGCTCGTAGTCGTCTGGGCAGACCATGTAGCCTTCCCAGTTCTTGCGCAAGGTGTTGTACGGATACCGCTGTCCGCAGAAGTCACAGAGCGCAAGGGAATACTTGCCGGTTGCATAGGCCACTTCACACCCCTAAGTCCGGCACGAACTGCACGCTGGCAGTGTCCCGGTCTTCCAAGGCCGCCCGCTGGAAGTCCTCGTCGTAAATGGCCTTCATCGCAGCCGAACGCTCCGGCGCGAACTTCAGCGACAGATAGTACGCGAGGCCCGAAACCAAACAAGGCAAGAACCTGAAGTTCACGTCCGCCGTGTTCGTGTAATCCCCCGCATCCTGGATGCGACGGATGCGGTAGTACACGAAGGTGTAGTTCTGATCCGCTGCGGGATAGAAAAACACCTTGGGCACGTTTGCACGCTGCACGTAGAACTGCGCAGGGCGCGCCTGCGTGGTCTTGTCAGGCACATTGAGCCAGTCCTCCCGACTGATGCGCTCAATGTAGACGTCGGTGTTAATGCCTTGGTTGTTCTGCCGAATGATGGCTTCGAGCACGTTGACCGTGTCCGTGGGCAGGTTGATCTCGTTGACCCCCTGGGTCAACGCGTAGGTCGCTTGCTCAATCGTCCACAGGTTCAGCCCACGATTGGCCCAATCGAGGAACAGAAGGTTGAGCGAACGGCGAGCCGAGTTGAGCTGATAGCCGCTCGTTGCTCGAATGCCGCAGCGTTCAAACGCTTCCTCGACCAGGTCATCGATCGCTAGGTCGAAGGTGGTAGTGCCGGAGGTGGTCATTTGTTGTAGAGGTTATCGAATGTTGCTTGCGCATCCATGTACGAGTCGTCCTGCTCCGCACAATGTGTCCACTGACTGGGCCTGAAGTCAGGTGCCCCTTCCCCTGTTTGCCAAAACGCAGGGCTTGTGACCCGGACGCGGTTGTTTGGCAGCGCCACAATATTACCTGTCCACTTGCCCGCATCGGTCAAAATCAGCACATGACTTTGCTTGTGCTGAGCAGGGCAATCGGCCACCTCGCTCTCGGCGTAGTCCACGGTGAACAGGTATCTACCCGTGTAAAACTCGCCGTCAATTTTGCACATCCAAGGGCTTGGGCTGGTCCGAGCAAACTTGATCACCGTATGGTGATGCGACGGGCAATCCCAAGGCTGCGCCATGTGCGTGGGCATGCGCTCCGGCCACTCCTCCAGTGGGATGTCTCCCACCAACGCGGTGATCGGCATGCGCGCCCACATCGCTCCCCCATGCACGTTTTCAGAGCCATCTACTTGGCTTTCACACCCGGTAAATACAAGCTGAAAACTCAAGCAACGATCCGGCATGACGTTGACCGCAATAACATTTGCGTGCAAGTACTCGCCATGATACTTCTGGTGCATGTGGGTAAACTCGCGTCTAACCCAGCACTTAAAGTACGGGATGTTGCTGATGAGGTATGACATTACTTAGCGCGTTTGGCCATCTTCTTAGCAGCACCGCCAGCAGCGTAGCCCTTGGTCATCATGCCACCAGCAGCGTAGCCCTTGGTCATCATGCCACCCCCCATTTTGCCAATGGGCTTGCCCATGGCCATGCGCTTGTGCTCATTGACGTTGCCTTTGTTGGCCATGCCGCCCTTGGCCATCATTATGGGACCCGTTTTCTTACTGGGCTCAGAGATCATCTTGTTTGCGGGGCCGCTTTCAACAGCACCACCACCGCGCGTAGCGGCACCCATTCCACGTCCAGCCATGATTATTTCCCCTTCTTCATTGCGCGACCGCGTGCATCAGCGGTCTTGGTCTTCATGGCACGGCCCATCTTGTCCGCCATGCCGCCTT